CACGGGCACTACGCCGATTCAGCGTGGTTTGGCGAGCTCACCGGGGTGCAAATCCTGCGATTCATGCGCGAGCTGGCCGACATTTGGAACTATCGGGCGCAAATCATACCGCAACTGAAACTAGAAATTTGCCCCCCCAACGGAGACCCGTTTCGCTACATAGATTTGCGATACATGCACCCCGACCCCGCCATTGTTAAGCACGCGGGGATTCAACTCATGAACACCTTTGTTACGTCGGGCACAACCCAAGACAGCCGAGGACTGGGGGCATACTACGTGCTGTCGGCTCTCACTTTAGTGAGCCAGTCCGCACGAAACGCCATGCCGTGGCTGTATGAATCGGTCATGTACGTGGCCCCCAATTGATTTTTTGTGCGCAATGCAAAAGAAACAACCACCCGTTCGCATTTTGCAACACGGTTGAATCATTTAGCGCATTTGAAATGCTCTTATAAGATATTATTCGTAAAAAAGCTTAAAAAGACATCTCTATAGAGGGTATAAACGAATCCAATGGCCAAGACAAAGACAACCACCGCTTCGGCGACCACCACCACCACCGCCACCGCCGCTTCTCCTGCCGCTGTTGCTGCCCCTGTTGCCGCTCCTGCTCCCTCCGTGAAGGTTGCAAAGGCACCCAAGGCGCCCAAGGAGCCCAAGGCCGCTGCCGCTCCTGTTCCTGACGTCGTTGCCTCCGACGTTGCCTCCACCGACGTTGTCACCGACGTCATCGCGGTTCCTTCCACTGAGTCCGTGATTGCCTCCCAGTTTGCATCCATTTCCTCCAAGTTGCAGCAGGTGGTTGCTTTTGCTGCCACCCTTCGCTCCGAGCTTCGCGCCCTTGAGCGCCACGCCGTCAGGGAGATTCGCATCGCTCAGAAGGCCAGCGCCAAGAAGCGTCGCAAGGTCGGCAACCGCGCGCCCTCCGGCTTTGTGAAGCCCACCCTCATTTCCAAGGAGCTGTCCGAGTTTCTCGGCAAGGCCGATGGCGCCGAGATGGCCAGAACCGAGGTCACCCGCGAGATCAACACCTACATTCGCACCAACAACTTGCAGGACAAGGAGAACGGTCGTCGCATCAACCCCGATTCCAAGCTGAAGTCCTTGCTCAAGTTGAAGAAGGGCGAGGAACTCACTTACTTCAACCTGCAGCGTTACATGTCCCCCCACTTTGCCACCGCTGCAAAGTCTGCTGCCGCCGCTGCCGTTGCCGGCCTTGTTTAATTGTTTAATTTGCTGTAACCAACCCCAAATACAAAACCAACCCCAAATACAAAACCAAACCCAAATACAAAACCAAACCCAAATACAAAACCAAACCCAAATACAAAACCAAACCCAAATACAAACCCAAACCCAAATACAAAACCATTAAAAAACAAATACAAAACCAAATACAAAACCAAATACAAAACCATTAAAAAACAAATAAAAAACAAATTTTTCTTGATTTTTATTTTATTAATCATATTCAAATACTTTTGTTTGATCAGAAGATTGCATCTGCGAGTGCGGGATCCATGGTGCCGTTGAACACTTGATTGCATTGAGGATCGTGCACGATGATGTGTAGGGGGAGGGTGGCGGTGAATTGAAACGGGTCGGATGCCTTGAATTTCAGGTTGAGTGAGTTGAACGTTTCGCCTGGTGAAATTGAAACACGATGGTCCTTGGCGTGGTCGGGGTGCGCTTCAAACCACCATTCGGCGGTGGATTTTTCAATGGACGCGAGGTGTTGGCATTTTGTGATGAACGCGCGGCATTTTTCAGCATGATGAATGATTGCGCCGATTGTGTCTTGTGCTGCGATTTTTTGCGCATGAATGTGGCGCCAACACGAACCAATGATCAAGTGCGCATGTTCCAGTAGGTTGCGCGAAACCGTTTTGTGGTGTTGCTTCACCTTTTCTTTTTGCAGTTGCAGTTGAATGATGCAATCGTGTTCTTGTTCTGGTTCAAGGCTGCAATCATCCGAGCGAAGAGCGGCGCGAACAGCGCGAATGGTGCGCTGCAGTTGGTTTGTGTTTGTGGTTTTGTCCTGTTTGTTGGCGACGAGCATCCTGCGAATGATTGCGAGTTGCGCACAGCAGGAGGTGAGCGCCGAATCGCCAGCAGTGAATTCGCCATGAAGTCGCAGGTGGTGAATGAAGCCATTGTGCGAAACGCGGCACATTGTCGCATGGAATTCAAACGACCCAACCGACGATTTGTTGAATGCAACCTGCGCGAGGGGGTTCTGCAGATCAGTTGCAAATTCGTCACGGACGTTTTGGCAGAGGGTGCCGAACATTTGGAGGAAAGCCTTGAGTTCATTGGCTCCTTGCACGCGAATGGGGATTTCCGCGTGTCGTTCTCGTTGTTGTTGTCGTTGTTGTTGTTGTTGTTGTTGTCGGCGAACCATGTTTGTTGCTGTTGTTGTATTGTTGCTGTTGTTGCTGTTTGAAAAAAAAAAGCATTCAATTTTTTTCAAAAAATGCAATGAAACATTAAATAAATGTCACGTCACGTCATGTCACGTCACGTCATGTCACGTCTAATCCACGAATATGAAATTTTCATGCGCCATGACGTTGCGAAGTAAGTCGCGGTTCGCCTTCATCCGGATGTTAAGCAATGGCAATTTGACATTGGTCGTGTCAAACATGTCGTTGATCGCCGTCATTGCATTGTAATCAAACTTTAGATGCGGATGCGGATAGAACGCGCTGCAATTATGATGCAGCCAAGTGTAAAAGTCGGCGGCCACGACGTCGTTGGTTTCACTCGCGTCTTGGGCGCATTTCTTGTACTGTTTAAACATTTGCAGGGTGAGTTTAAAATGCATATGGAATGATTTCGCATGGGGGGTGCAACTGATGTTGGTGTGCGTGTTGTGCGTGCTGTGCGTGTTGTGCGTGTTGTGCGTGTTGTGCGTGCTGTGCGTGTTGTGCGTGTTGTGCGTGCTGTGCGTGTTGTGCGTGTTGTGCGTGTAATCGGTTCCCGAAACCACGCAAATTTGGCGGAACTCGGTCATGGTCATTCCCAGCAAAGCCAGAATTTGGGTCATGTTGTACATGGTCATGGTTTCGTCAAACAAGTTGATGTGCCGCAGCACGCGCGGACATCCATACACAAACATGTCGGTGTCGTCCGACATGCACGCATGCGCCTTGTGCTTCAAAACCATTTGCGCGCACAGCGCATCTGCTTCGCCGGGAGCCACGATGTAATTGACCCCGAGCGCCTGCATCAAGGACTTGACCCGTTCAAAATCGGCGTCATGCAAGCGAATGAACCGGCGCTTCAGCGTCCTCAACAAATGCTCGTCGTTATGCGTTCGGCGGGAGCACGACAACTCCATGCTCGTTTTTACTTGATTGTAATGCGTTTCCGCAATCCGTTTCAAACGGGTGCGCCGATTCAGTAGGTGGCGCTTTTCGTCCGGCGGTTTGCCGTCAAATATGAAGACGGGCACAATGCCGTGCATTTGAAACCGCGCGATCATGCTGTACATGTTTTCAAGCAGCGCTTGGTCGGCCGCGAACCGATACATGTAGATGCTGGCATCCACGGCCACCGTTTTTCCTGACAGGTCGGCAAATGTGACAGTTTTGATTGCTCCGGGGCACTCCCGCCGGACAAACTGGTTCAAGTGTTTAATGCCCATGGGGTGTGGGTGGGCGGATTCGTGTCGTTGTCGTTGTATTATAGTGAAACCATTCAAATCAATTTTTTCAGTAAAAATGTGCACAAATTCATTCGTTGGACGTAACCGACATGCGCATGCTGGAACCCGACGACGACAGCGCGCCCATGTCCGGCGGCACGGGACATCGGCCCTTGCAATGGAACAGCATTTCCATGAACCCGTTGAAATTGGACGGAATGGTGCGAAACTGCATCAGTTGTCCCTTCGGGTTGTTTTTATGGCACCACGCCAGGAACACGTCGGGCGAATGCTGCAATGCGCACGTCATCACGTAATACGCAAACACGTTGGTGTTTTCGCGATATTTCTCGGCGACAATTGCCCGGTTCTCCTTGGTCGGATCCATCAACACGCGATACGGAATGCCCATGTGGTGCGCGACCTTGGCGGATTGCTGCAGCGCATGCTCGGCATCCTTGCGCAGCCCTTGCATGACGCACTCCGCAAAGTCGTTGAGCTTCAGATTTAAAACGGGGTCGCGACTGGGTTGACTGCTGCGACGGGTGTTGTTGTCCGGCGAAAAACACGCAAACGCCACGTTTAACATGCGCGCCCATATTTCGCAATACGTTTCATACACGAGCACCGGGTGCGAAATGGCATACGTGCGTTGCAGCATGGCCTGCATCGCGGCGTTCACGCCATCCGGCATGTCGCTCTCAATGAACGAGAGCCCGAACGCGTGAAACGATTCGTGAATGAGCACCTTGAACCATTCTTCCTCGCGGTACACCACGATGTCGTTGTCCTTTGAGCAGTGATACGCCATGCCGGTGTTGGCGTGTTCGGCATCAAACGCCTCGCCCTTCTCGCCCGGAAACAGCTTCTTAAAATGCGTCATGTAAATGTAAATGTTCAGCGTGGCCGAGCACGTGCTTCGGGAGGCGTGCATTGAAACCAAGCGCATGAGCGCACACACCCGCCTTGCCTTTTTCGCCATTTTATTCATGTTTAATTTGTCGCTGCGTTTATTGAACACGACGAAGTGCAGGACCACGCTGCGACTACCACCATCCGCGGTGGTGCTAAATTGGTATGTTACGGCCACGCTTGGTTCGTTCAAGATGTAGTCCTGAATTTCTGCGGGGAAGTATTTTCCTGCGTGCGAATGCGAAGAGCTAAGCTGCTCTCGCATGTCGGACGGCAGCGGCAACTTTCTCCACGAGTCAATCGGCTTCACAGTGGGTTCCAATGAATCACACCCATCGTGGGCGCGCTGCATATCGGAATGCAGCACGCTTAACACCTTGTAACATTTCTTGGCATTGTGCGAATCCATCCGAGAGATTTTGTTATTACGAATATAATGGATACATTGTGATTTCATTATATTTGAAATTTAATTATTGCATAAATGTTGATTGTTTTTACATCCGTTTTGATTTTTTTGATGAATGTCTTTTTTTAGTGCGTTTATGACGACGGCAACGACGAGTGATTTTGCGGTATTTTCCACCTCCGAATTCTTCTCCCTTATCGTCTTGATGGGGTATGCTCCATCCGGCCAATATTTCATGCAAAGGAGAATTCTCTTTTATCGTCGCCGCTACTACGACGCCACGCGTTATCGGGTCTACTATGGTTCCCTGCGGACTTGTTAACGGGGGAATTATACTCTCATTATATGAATTTCCAGATGGAAAAAGCATTGGGCGGACGAACCAATCCGCCGTGACGGGACACCTCAGTGCAGCCAATACTGCTGCACCGGTTGGATGACCGCGAGCTGCAGCTAAAAAATCTTCCCAATTTTGGGTAATATGATATGCTGCATGAGAACATGCAATGTTATCAGCAGGTATAATACCATCATGCACATTGAAAAATGCATTAATCAATGATTCAATTACAAAATTACGTTGCATAGGTTTTACTTTGTGCAAATTTTTAGCTCTTTTATCATTATAAGTTTTGATGTGTCGTTGTTGAGTTTCAGTCAATGCTTCCCAAAGTGGATAGGCACACGCTTGCTTGTGCTTGCATTTTGCGTTTTAATTTATACATTTCACATATATTGTTTTTTTTTCAACACTTTTATTTTGCATGAACCAATGTGTTTGATTTCACCAAAGAAATGGGCAATGCTTCATTTCTTCCCCTTCTCTTGTTGCAGCCGGTGCCGTACGCGCATGAGTTCGTCGCACACAATGGGCGGCTTGCCGCGCCTAAACTGCACCAGCTTGGCGTTCCGCGTGTGCAGCAGCATGTCTGCCAAATACGAGTTCTGGCTGTATTTGGCGTACTGCGCGTCCTCGCGCTCCTTTTCTTCGCGCGCGCCGTAGTCCGCATCCATTTGCACGTCCTTGGGTTTGTCGTCCTTGTCCTTGAAGGCCGCGCTCTTGGACAAATCCGAATCCGAATCCAGAGAGAATTGCAGGTAGTGCTTGGGGTTCTCCTTGCGGAATTTGCTGC